GTCAGGCGGCCAACGCCGTTGGTTCCCCAGTTCTTACCCCAGGAGTTGAGAATGTCCTGGTCGAATGCGTCGAACATATAGCTCGCGCGGAACTGGTCAGGGGCGTTGCGTGCCATCCTGAAGCATGTGTCGCGGTGAGTATTGGACGTGTTGCACAGTCGCAAGCTGGTAACGGCATGACCCCACCAGTTGTATCCACCGCAGACCGTGAAGCCACCCAGCAAGCACGAACCAAACAGTTCGTAGTTCCCGGGTTCGCCTTCCCACCACTCGGTGATGCGGTAGTTGAGGCGATCCTTCTCCCAGCCCGGCTTGAAGTCGGAACGCTTCGTGCTGAGCATCGGACCGAACTCGGTAGAGCATGCACCGAACTCCGCAGCCTGCTGCAGATCCTGCTCGATGTACGCACCCTCGTTTCGCCAGCCGGTGATTGGACCACCGATCGAAGACGCGGACAGCTCCACGTAGGGCAGCCCCTGCATCTCCCGCTGGATCATCATCGCGTCCACGCAAGAGAATGCGTGGCAATACGAAATTCCATCCTGGTCCAGTGTTCCGATGGGGGACTGTTCCCAATTGTAGAAAGCACCGGCCTTGTCGCGCTCCATGTCGGCAATTCGATCAGCCCATTCCGCGATCGGAACCAGCTTCACAGACCCGTCCTTCACCTTGTCGGCGACAGTCGGAATTCCGAGAGATCCGTACGGCTTTGTGTTGTAATCCCGAGGCTTCACCGTACAGAGTCGACGTTCACCGCCGCAGTGCAAGGGATCGTCCCCGAGATAGTCTTTGTAATTGTGGTCGCCAATAACGAGCATGCTCATGCCTATCGCCCTCCGACTTTAACGAGGATGTCCTGAAGTTCCTTTTCGCTTTCAGGAAACGGGACGGATGCTCCGCGGCGACCGCACCCAGCGTACAGCCAGGGGGTTTCTTTCCGCGCAGCCTTGTGAGACTTCAACACCTGAGAGTATGGCTTGGCGACAACGCCAACATCATCGCTGATGTCAAGCATCATCGGCTTGACGCCACCCTTCTCAGTTACCCACGACTTCCATTTCGTGCTGGTCATTAGGCTGACCTGATCCGATGGGAGACTTGTCCTCTGCTCGGATTCTTCGACGATCAAGACGCGGAACTTGGTATCCCCGAATGGGTTCTTTCCCGAGGCACCGCCGCGAGGTTGAACGCAGCCGGGGAGGATCAATACCGCCAGCAAGATTGCGAGGTATTTGTTCATGGTTAGATCCTTGTCGCTGCAGCGGCCGCTTGGTTTGCCATCATTTGGTTTTGCATCATCTGCTGCTGGTGCAAAAGCTGTTGTGTTGCCAAAGACATTGGAGGGTATGTGCCCATCCGTCCCTGGGTGTTCATAAGCTGCACGGGAATCATCCCGTATTTCTTATGCAACTGCTGGCTGAGCGTGGCAAGCGTGGCCTGAATCTCAGGATCTCCCTGGCCAACGATATCCGTCAGGACGTCAACGCATTCGAGACCCGCGGCCCTGAGCTTCTTCGGGTTTTCCCGGTCCTGATACCAAGCAATGATCGCCTGAACCGCCTCGGTGAATTCCTTGGTATTCAGCCCTTTCGGGAAGAAGCTTGGAGCGAAGATGGCAGCCAGTCCAGACGCGACCGACGCGATAAGCGGAATCACCGACGCCATGATGTCGAAGACTGAGAACCCAACAACGCCGCCGTCGCCAGTAGCTTCAAGTGCGTTGTTCCCTGCCTGGATTGAGTTGGCGACTCCGAAGGTGCCAGCGAACAAGCTGAGCACCGTAAACAATACCCTGGCAATAACGATCCAGTTCATAAACAAACCCCCTGTGTGAATGGAAGAAACAGCACAGGGGAGTATAACACAGGCTAGGGCCTGTCTTGCAAGTTCTCTTTCGTTCGAACCTTGAGCTTTCCGCCGTCAGGAACAATGCTCCACTCCTCTCCGTGCGGCAGCTTCTCCGCCTCGGCAAGGATCTTTTGGAGTTGTCGCGCTGGGAAGGTTACTTCCTCCCCGCGCAGCACCCTGGCAATGTTGTCGGTGAAATCACTCATCGCTTGGTTCGCTGTCTTCATCCGGGATAGATTCGCCCACATTGAGGACGTTCACAACACCAGGGCGTTTGGCGAACGCTGCCAATGCCCCAGCGTCGACTTGGTCCAGTGAGAACTTGAGGGTGGCACGGAACGACTTGGGGTTGGTCGCGTAGCTGCGAACGTCGCACTGCGTTTTCAGTTCCGGACGCTCCATCCCTTCAAGCCGCTTCTGCCCCGGCTCCTCGCCTGGAGCGAACGCAATCAAGGAAACATCCAGGCGGCGACCGCACAGAAGTTCCTCGGCTTCCTCTCGCTCCAGATTACCACGGGAGATTTTGATTCCGATCGACGCTGTCTCGTCCCCCACGGACAGGTTCCCGAAGTCCACGATAATCTTTTTCTTCTTCATGACTGCAATCCTTTTCGTCGGATACATGATTTCGAAAACACGCGAACGCGAGTATCCATTGCGCGTCAACGTGGTTGTTATCAACAAACTCAACACTTGGCCACTTGGTTTTCGCGGCCTTGAACATGTCGTCCTTGCCGGCGTTCCCCTTGCCGGTCGCGAACTTCTTGATTTCGGTTGGGCTGTAGCCCTGGTACTCAACCTTGTTGTCGATGCACCACTGCATGATCACAGCCTGCAGCATCGCACCGACAACGAGAGCCCCCTGCATCTTCGGGGCTGCGTTTCGTGCCGCCTCGAACACACACAGGTCAACGCCGGCACTGTCGCGTATCTCACAGAGCTTCCCTCGGAGGCGGATCAGTCGCATGCCGGCCGATTCGTCACGCCGAATCGAACAGTCCCATGTTCCCCCGAGCCCGCACGAATGAGCCCAGCCGCAACTGGTCGCAGGATCTAACGCTAATATCTTCACTTTCTCACTCCTTGAAGTTGTTCCCCTGGCGGTTCAAATCCGCACGTAGGGCAATGGGTTCTCTCCTGCTTGACCTCCAGCGGCTTGTAGCACGTAATCGTGCGAAGCTTGTCGCCACACCTTGGGCAACATCCAGGCTCTGGCTTTTGCTTGATGACTTTGGAAGTGATCTTCTTTTTAAGGACCGCCTCCACGTATCGCTTGTCGAGTCGCACGAACTCCACGTCACGAGAGTCGATTGACTCGATAGAGCCGTCCCTTGTGGATACAGCAACAAACGGCAGCGAGATGGCCTCGATCTTTAGCGGCATCCCATCGCACGGCTTCTTTCTCTGGGGAGTCGCCTGTCCCCACCACACCCCATAACCGGTCGTGGGTTCTTCGTCGGCCTCTTTGGTCCTGCAAATCGCCACGTACATTCCAACGCTCAGGTCATCAGTCTTCATCGTTAAACCCCGCTAATACTTTGTCGCCTGTCTTCTTCGGGTTACTCACGCGAGCAATCCATGCCAACGCTATCTCCTGCTGCTCCAGGTCCAGCGTGTCGCCAGTCAGCAGGCAGCAGTTTAAATCGCTGTACGTTGGAAGCTGAATGGTCCTCCCTGCCTGCTTCATGGTTCGCTTGGTATCCCCTTGCGAACAACTGCAGGGCACGGCGTAGCTGTGGTGCGAAACTCCACACCCAGGCTCTAGCCTGTTACCGCGTTGCAACCACCGCAAAGCCTGCGGATGCCAGCAGTAGACCATCCCCGAGTCTCGGCACAGCAGGCACTTGTATGAATTGCGTCGCCAGTCCTCGGTCTCCGGTCTGGCGTTTCGGTTGATTCGCTCCATCCGTCCGTGATGCGCGAAGAACGCTGGTATCTTGTCGTTCGACGCCCACTGCTCCAGTTCCCCGGACTGCACCTTCCTAGAGACAGTCAGAACGTCCTGCTTGTCGAGTCCCTTCATGCATTCGACCCATGTCAGCTTGATCGCCCTGATCTCCGGGTCCGACTTGCTGCCAAAGATCCATCCAGTAGCCGCAGGGAATCTCGCCGCGAAGTCGGCGAACCATTCATCCCATTCCTTGCCCGTCATAACCTAGTCCTCCATTCCAAATAACGGTGTTGTGTGACTCGCCACTTTTCTACCCGTCTTGCCCCGATACCATTCGCTCCTGTCATCCAGCCACCGCTTGCCGTTTAACCACGTTGCCGGGTGCGGGATTGGCAGGTCTTTATTCTCCTCGGTCGCCTTGCGGAACTCGGTAACGGCATTCATCAGGACCCCAAACGCCGCCACCTTGTCGCTTCCCATGTCACGCAGTGCTGCCTGGAAAGCTTTTGCCGCGGCTGCGATCGCGACCTTCTTGGGGTAAACCTGCCACCATTGCTCAAAGTTCTCTGTCTGGTTCACGTCAGGCTTGCGGCGTGGTTTCTTGGGCTCCGAATCCTGCTGGGCGTTTGCTGGGCGTTTGCTGGGCGTTTGCTGGACATTTTCTACGTTGTCAAAAACGTAAGTGCTGTAATCGCAAACACTTATCGCTGTGTTTTTGTTGGACGTTTTCACTTCAATCAAAAAGCATGACGAGAGCGACTCCATTGCCGTTTTCCATTCACGCTCAGTTGCTCCGCAGCTAACCATTCCCTGCGACCTCGATGTTAAAAAAGAACCCCTTGGGACATCCTGCTTGTCCCAGGGGCTCGCTTGCGTAACGCACCACAGGAAGATTTTCATTGTCATTGCGTTTTCCATCGCGGACAAATCAAATAGCCCTCGCGGGATGCGGATGTAGTCTTCCATGACTCGCGATCCTCCTTAGTATTGTTCTGCTCGCAACTCGCCAGGAGCGACTTCCGCCGTCACGATCCAAACCTTTGCATCCAAGCATGCCTTTGCCACCAACATTCTTGCCCGGTCGTCCAAGTCCTGCCAAGCGTCCTGGATGACTGGGATGATTCCTCCCTTGCCGACAGACCGAATGCCGTACGGCAACGCCGCCAGCCACCGCTCGCCGTCTGAGCATTCGTCGTACAGCGTTTCCGGCCCCCGCTTGGTTTCCATGACCAGCCGGCCATTGACGGCCTTAAGTGGTCCAGGAGGGAGAGCCGACGACAGGCACGCATCGACAGACCTTGCAGCGTCACGGAGATCGGCAGCCTTTTCGCGAAGCGACTTGGCTGCCTTGGAATGCTTCTTTGCTTCCTCGGCCTTGGCCTTGGCAGCGTGAGCCTGAGCGCCACGCTCGACCCGCTTCTTCGACTCAGCCGCCTCCTGTTCCGCCAGTGCGATATCCAGGTCGCCAACTTCGTCGGGCTGCGTAATGGCCGCCACGGACTTGCGAAGCGACTCGATTGCCGCCTCGCGTCGGTGTGCTGCAGTTGCGACTTCCTTGGCGACTCCGATCTTCGCAAGCAAGTCACGCTGGGCAGACTCCTCCTTGGCCAACTGGCTTTTGATTGCGGCGATTCTGGAATCAGATTCCGCCTTCTGCTGTTCAAGCGATATCAGCACGCCCTTGGAACTTTCGTAGCTTGGCCCCTGGTCTTCGCTCGACAACCGATTCAGTTCGGCCGTCAACTCCTGCATCCTGACAACCGTCTCCGCCGCCGACTCCCGCTTCTGCCGTAGCGAAGCAAGTTCAGCCTCGGCCTTGTACGCGTCGGCGTGGAGTGCTTCCATGTCGGGAAGTTCTTCCTGGACTTCCCCCGCGGCATCCCGACACGACTTGGCATACCCGTCTTCGCGGTCGGCATCCGACTCGACCTGCTTGGCCTTGTCGTGAATCGCCTTGCGAATCTTGGCAGCCATCTCGATCAAGTCCGAAGACTTGAATGCCTCTGGACCGACAACCGCTTCCAGCCTGTCCTTGTCGCCAAGCACGGGGTAGAAGATGCTTGGGTCGGGCTCCGCACCAGCCAGCGTGATAAGAGCCTTGATGCGGATCTTGTCACGTACTTCCAGGTCTTTGGCCTGGGGCCGAACGAGATCGGAGAAATCCAGTCTCCCTTCGATGCTTGGTACTTCAAGGTCGCCGGTGTGTCGCGTTGTACCACCAACGGTCATCTTCTTCCCAAGTCCCTCGACGGAACCCTTCTTTGCGCCATCAGTTGGGGAGAACTTTCCCTCGCCTTTCAGCAGGCCGGCCATCAGTTTGATCGCCGTCGACTTGCCGGTGCCGTTCTCCCCCTTGATTACCACGACGCCACCCGAGTCGTCTGGGATGTCAATCACCAGATCCCGGATGGTCTGTACGTTGTTGATTTCAATCGTCGACATTACTTGCTTTCCTCCAATCCAGAGATCGCGCTGTCAATCGTCATGCCTGCATCTTGAAGTTCTGCGTCACTCAGCTTGCACGCGTTCTTTTCGATGGCATGAGACCGCAACCGCTTGAGGTCGGCGATGTTTTTGCACTTTTCGTACAACGCCTTGAACGACTTCCACGCATCCGACTCGCCATCGTGACCGACCTGCTGTTGTGGCGGCGGTTCTTCCTGGGCAACCTCGTGAGATTGTTCTTCGTGCTGTTGCTTTGGCTGCTCGGCGGGTTTCGTTTCTCGGCGAGCTTCAACCTTCTCCTGCTTCTCGGGCTTGAACTCTTGCCCGCGGCGTGGCTTGGGAAGCATGGCAGCAACGCGTTCGGTTTTGGTTCCTTCAATCGCCGGCTGTTCTTCGACAGACTTGCGAGTAAATTCGCCTTCGATGATCATCTGCCGATCCATCTCGTACTGCATCATCGTCCCGCCGAACTGCGACGGAAACGCCTTGCGAAGCGCGGAAGCCTCGGCACACTTAACGATCATTCCAGCGGGGTCAATCTTCCACCGAGATTGCTTGGAGTCATAGGTGGCAAGTGAAAGCTTTTCCTTGGATGGATACTTGCGGTCCGACCTGTGAACAATCGCCCAGCCGCCAGCAAGAACCGACCCGTAGGGAACGAAGTCGCCTTCGAGTTCTCGAAGCACCCCATCGGTTTCGACGATGACGCCAGACTCCATTCCGTCGTACGATGGCGTGATTTCCGCGCGCTTGAGATACGCCTGGATGGAGGTCAAGAACGAGAACGTCGGTCCATTCTGCGAGTCGTATCCAACGATATAGACGTCGCCCTCCAGGGGATTCAGACCCATCGACTTGCACTTGGCAATCGCCGCCCGAATCCAGTCATCGGATGGCAACTTACCCGACTTGGTTGGGGTGATTACCAATCGCTTCATTAACGCCAGGGACAGTTCAATACTGTCTTGCGACCCAAGTGGTTTGTAAACCGTCGTCCGCTCTGTTGGCTCTGTGATCATTCCGTTACTCATCGCTTCTTTCCTTTCAGTTGGGTGTACTCAGTGGCCTCCACCGTGAAAGCCTTCTTCTTGACAACGCTCCGGATTACCATGTCGCCGCCGGGAAGATACCCAACACTGGCATCTTTCATGACCGACAACACCCGTGCGTTGATCTCATCGACCCTCTTTTCTATGTCCCTCTTTTGACTAGATAGGTCCTGCCTCTCTCGCCACAGAAGTTCAATTTCTTTCGACAGGTCGATTTCGTTGCCGGTCACGGGATACGTCTTCTTGAGAAGATGAAGCGTGTCGGCGTGCTGGAAGTTGGGCTCCGGTGGATGACCGTCGATGATTCGCTCGCGCAGCTCCTTGGAGCATTCAATGATCGAGTTGCACAGATCCTCGTTCCGTTCGATTGGATAGATTTTCAAACGGCGATCAACGAGGACCGCCATCTCCTGTCTTTCGCAGCCAGTCACCAGCATTTGTTGGTGGGCCTGCATGATGTAATCGACAGGAACTTCGTCTGTATCTTCGTCGCCGAACTCACTGCGAAACCGCTGCCAACTCACCGACTTGCAGTCGATCGGGAACAGCCATCCACCGAGGGAGTCAAGGGCAATCGCGTCGGGGGTTGCCGCGATCCAGTTGTACTTTGGATGGAAGTACATTGGGCACGGGGCTTTGGTTGTTCGTCCCGTTCGCCGCCGGTAAAGCTCGTTGATGGCGGGCTCGATGACGCGGCCGTAAAGCTTGTCCTCGTTGTCGCCTTCGGGCTCGACAAGTCTCCGCTTGAGCGAATAGACGTGCAAAGGCGTCTGGTACGGAGAAACGCCGCACACCGCCGCGGCTTCGCTCGCGCCAAAGACCACAGGCCGGAGACTGTTATCGGGATCGTAGTAACGAATCGAATACCATTCGTCCGTGTAAGGGTCGGGGCCAACGAGCGGCGAGAAAAATGGGATCATCCTTGCTTCCTTTCTAAGTGGATTCATTGGACGCATCGGTTTGACGGTCGATCAATTTCTGTATCTCGCTGCGATGCACAGAAAGATCCTTCGGTGCCTCAATCCCCAGACGAACCTTGTCGCCCCGGATCTCGATGACGGTAATAGTGACAAGACCGTTTCCAATTACGATGGCTTCGTTCTTGTGGCGTGACAGGACAAGCATGCACAAACTCCTTTTTGCAAAGATTCCTAAAAACTCGCGGTGCGGGGACGGTCCGTCTTTTCGTTTGTCGTCCCTGACAATCCCCGCAGCGCGAGAAGATTCCTAAAACTTTTCGTTTGGATCGTCGTCTTGATCCACTGCATCCATGTCGGCGTCCGGATCCATTTCCGGCTTCTGGAAGCTATCGCCGAGTCGTCGAAGATAGTTGGCGATGAATGTGTACACCGCCTCCTTTGCTTCCTTGGGCTTCTTCGCCTTCCCGGATTTAATCGGGACGACGTTTGCGTTGAGCTGCCCGCCGTAGACGTACCACTCGACGAGCTTTTCCCTTTGAATGATTCGGGCCGAGATCGTGTTCTTGTGAAACCAGAACTCACCAGCGAGAGCGCCGCTGGGTGACTTGCTCCACGCTATCGTGCTTCGTGCCATGGTTGACTTCCTTGAAAAAACAGATTCCTAGCCAAGACGATCAGCGAGCTTTCGCAGGTATCCAGCGATGAAGGCCTTCACCGCAGACTTCCCTTCCTTGATCGACGGCGAGACGCCCGTTTTCATTGGAGAACCTGGGTATCCCAGGAGCTGCCCGTTAAAGACAGACCACTTGTACATTTGACGCCCGTTTTTAAACAGCGGTGCGATCCGAAAAGAAATTTCGTTCATTCCGAACGATACGTCACCAGCGATTCCGCCGCCGCCGGGGATGTCTCCGAAACTAAACAATCTGCTTCGGCGAGAATCATCAATAATATCCTCGCCAACAGCCACCTTCCTGCGTTTCGCACCAGCCATGACGCTCTCCTTGTGAAATATGACAGTTTCCAGCCTGTTTGCGCAGTCCGGGCCAGCAATCCTTTTCTGGATTTTTTTACTTCTTTCGATACCGTAGATAAACGATCACGAGAACCGCTATCGCCGGTCCGAACATCCAGAGAATGATTAGTTCCTGGGTCCCGATACCGAACATGACAACCTCCTGAATGGAAAGTTTCCCATTCTACCAGCCAGGAATCCCGAATGAATCCTGGCTGGATTTGGTTGCTCGGTGGAAACTATAGTACGCTAGTGATTTCAAGTCAACTGGCGATCGCGCTTTTTTTCACAGGAGCTATAAAAAGAGCAGCAACCTGAATCTCAAGTGCCGTTGCAATCTTGTCGCAAACGTCAACGGAAGGACAGCTTGTCCCACGCAAAACACGATTCAAGTGTGCTTCTGTGATGCCTGCTTTTTCGGCCAATTTTTTCTGGGTCAGTCCGCAGCCCTTCATTACTCGCGAAACATTCTCGCGAAAAACCTGGGAAGCTTCCATGTTGATTTCTCCTGTTGCTCAGTATAGTATCTAACCGTACAGCTTCCGGGAAGCGGCTGCCGACCTTTCGATGGCCGCGACCAAGGCGTCTGACACATTTCCCTTGCGGCATTGCTCAAGGGCCTTGGGGTCGATGTTGCGGTAGTAGTATTCGGGAATCAGCAGCGTCCAAGGTTTAACTCCGAGCAACGCTGCGATTTTATGAATACCGGCAAGGTTCGGCATCTTGCGAACCTTGGCTGGTGATTCCCACTGGGAAACGGTTTGTTGTTTGATGTCAAACCTGTCACACAGGTCGTATTGCCCAACCCCTGTGAGAATGCGGAGCGCTTTGAGGTTCAAGCGGAACACCTTTCTGTAGTCCGCTTCCTTCTTCAGATCGTCCATAAAAACCGACGTTTTTGTCATGACACACCCTGGCCTGTTGTGTGGATCGGGGTGGTCTAGTCACTTAACACTTTACCGGCGACCGCCGGAATAACTCTCACTAAAAGGAAAAACGGAAAAGCACGAAGCGAAGTTGCATGGAAGTCCCCGTGCCCTAGGGTTTAGGGTTACGCTGTTTGGGGGCTTGTTATGTTGGACGAAATTGCTAGGAGATACTGCCTCAGTCGAGAACTGAAGCGGTCAACGGAAAAACAGATTCACTCTGTTGTGAAAGTATGGAACGCGTGGGCGAAAACGGAAAAACGGTTTACCGCTGAATCCGTTTCTGAGTTCCTGCGTTACAAGCAGGAGATCGGACGGTCGTCGTATTACCGAAGATCGTTACGATCGACACTGGTTGCGTTGTTGAGGTTTGCAGGGGATGGCGGGATTGTGAGGCCTGTGCGCAGGTCGCCGATCAATCCCGACACTTGGGGCGCGGCGGAGGTGCGGCACATCATTGACGCCATCCCGTTCGTTGTTCCTCGGGAGCGATGCGAGTGGTGGGAGTCGCTTATTACGGCCGCTTGGTACACAGGGCTTTCGATTTGCGACCTGCTCAACATGGAGAGAAAAAACGTCCAGCCAGATGGGACGGTTGTCGTTCGTCGAGCGAAGACCGGTTCTCAGGTTGTCGCGTGGATTCCGCCAGAAACCGTGGATTCTCGTGGATTCCATGGAAAGCTCTGGGAGACCTACTGCAAGCGGGAGTGGTTTCGCTTGACCTGGAACAGGATCGTGAAGACGGCGGGCCTTAGCGGGCCGTTTAAGAAGCTGCGGAGATCGAGCGGGACATCCGTCGAGAAGCTGTTCCCGGGACAGGGGCACAAGCATTTGGCGAACTTGAGAAGCACGTTTGAGAGACATTACCTGGGCGAGATCAAGAGATCGGCCCTCATACCAGAAAGGATTTGAAAATGGAGAAGGCTGTTTTGTATCTGCGATTTTCCCCGCGGCCGGACGCGGAAGAGGCGAAGTCCCTGGAAACGCAAGAGCAGCGGTGCATTGATTATTGCCGCGAGCGAGGGTTGGCAATTGTGGAAGTCATCAAAGATCCCGAGACGTCGGCTCGGAAAATTCCCCTCGAAGAACGCGAGGGCGGGAAGGAGCTGATAGCGGTAATCGAACGCGGCATCCCGAATATCGTTGTTCAGAAAATGGATCGAATCTTCCGCTCGATCGACGGTCGCATTTACATGGACAATTGGTCGAAGCGTGGAGTTTCGCTGCACCTTGCCGACCAGGGAGGTTGCTCGATCAACTGCGGGACTTCGATGGGAAGGTTCTTGGCAGGACAGATCCTGCTGTTTGCCGAACTTGAACCGGCAATGACCGCGGAAAGAACGTCAGGGGCGATGAAGTCGTACCAGTCCAAGGGGAGGCGGATGTCGGCGAGGATTCCGTTTGGGTGGAAGTTGGCGGGCGTTGTTCACGGAAAGCAGATGATCGAGAAGTGCGACGAGGAGCAGGAGGCGATTCGGTACATAGTTGGTCTGGATGCTAAAGGAATTCCGATCACAGGAATTGCCGCGAGATTAGAGATCGCAGGAATGCTCTACCGCGGGAAACCGTGGCACCATGAGAACGTGCGAAGGATTTTGAAAAGGGGAACCAAATGAGACACACAGGAAAGCGGGCCGGCAGGGAGCACAGGTTTCGGGTTTTAATGATAAGCAGGGCCAGAATCTGGGGCGAACTGTGGTGGCACAGGAACAGCAACGTCAGTTCCGACCTGAAGAACAAGAAGATGCGGCGGATGTACATGAGGTCGGAATCCAGGAAGTTGTGCAGGCAGACGCGTGGGTGGATTGGGTTCTTTCTTTCGCGTCCAGCGAAATCAACTTGACAGGCTGGGGACTGTTTGGAATAATCTCGTGACCTGGAAGTAGTAACCCCAGGACGCTTGAGGATTTTGTTATGCTATCAACATTCAATTTCGCGCAACATAGCACGGTCCTCTGTGCAAACTACTACGTCAGCCTGGGGTAATGCCCAGGCTGATGTTGTTTCTTGACATCGCGTTCCGGCTATAACGCTAGACGATAGCTGGTTCGCAAAGTGCCGTGTCACAATGCCGAGCTTACCATTCCGGGCGTTTGTGCGAGAGCGGCGGTCGTAGGATTTGTTGGCCACGCGACATTAAACAAGAGGGTACAAGGGTCTAAGCGACGGGCGAGACGGGGAGAATAGCCGACTCACTCTAGCCATGACTTTTCCAGCGAAAAACGCGAGAAATCGCCCTTCGCTGGAATGGGTCATGCGCTCCGGGACAAACAAAGAGAATAGGGGTTCAGGAAGATGGTAAATGGAAAAGGATACTCGGTTAGGTCCAGCAACCTAAAACAACTTGGGTTCACTTCGTACCGAGAATACCTGAGTTCCGCGACGTGGTCAAAAATTCGAGCCAAGGCATTTGAGAGAACAAGGACGTGTCTTGCATGCGGTGGCTGGGCTGAGTGTGTTCATCACCTTGAATACGACATCCTGACACTTTCAGGTCTTCGCGAGGACACCTTGATTCCTCTGTGCGCAATTTGCCACGAATCAATTGAGATTGGCGAGAACGGAGAAAAACGCAGCCTAAAGGCAGCAAACAGTCGTCTTCGAATGTTGATCCGGTCTCGAAGCCCAAGAGCCATGGATGCAAAGAACGAACTTTCTCGATCTCAAAAGAGAAGGGCGAGGAAGCGAGCAAAGAAGGAATACAAGAAGCAGGTTCTGGAGCTTCGATATGCAACAATGCGAGAGTATTACAAGTCGGATGAGTATCTGAAAAACAAGGCCGCTGGGATTGATGCGATATTTCCCATTGACCCTGCCGTGAAGAAGAGGGCGATGCGGCAATCGGACAAAAGCGAACCGGTGCCTTTTTAGTGATCAAACAATATCAACAAGCTGGAGGGTTTCATGGGACGCCGGGTTTCAAAGAAAAACAAAGACAGCGAGCCTCTTCGGTGTCCTAAATGCCAGTCGACGCACATCGGCGGGCTGGTGGAATCGTTTTGGGTTCCGTTGCGTGAGGACGGTACTCCTGACGGCGACTGGAGCGATTGGAGCGCAGAAACCGAAATCGGAGGCCAAAGAATGTGCTATGCCTGCGGGCATGAGTTTACTGTTTAGCGAAAGCGAGAAGATGAGATGGCTGCCAGAATCTTGTCGATCGCAGTTGCAAGAGAGGCGATCGAGGAAAGCCTGGGCGGTCCGTGGAAACGCGGCATTCCGGCGGCGAGCGGGGTCATCGACTGTCCCGTTTGCAAGGCAAAGAAGTCTCTCAGGTGTCAACGGTCACATTCACGCCGCGTGCAAGACCGAGGGCTGTGTTCGGTGGATGGAGTAATTTTTAAGGAGGAGATCTGAATGAACCGCTTAGATTCAAACGCTTGGTTTTACATCGCCCTAATCGCGTCGATCATCGTGATTGGCGTGTGTCAGGTAGCCGAGAAATACAACAACCGTCCTGCGATGCGATTCTTCGTCATTATCGACGGGAAGACGGTTGAGATGGAAGAAATGAAAGAGGATGTAAAATGACAGCACGAAATGTATTGGACAGCATTCGTACCCGCGAAATGCAAACCGCGTCGCCAATGGAGAGGCGTTTTTTGACAACGCTTCACGCTGCGTTTTTCTGGTCGGTTAATCGCGATGCTGCCCACGAAGATGACCTAATAAAACACGAGGACGAGACGGCCAGGAAAAACATCCTGCACCTGTTCTATGGCGGATACATTCCTCAATTGGAGGAAATAATTGATCTCGCAGACAGAGTTCAGTTTGGGCTTTCAGGCGAAAGTCGCGAGCAGGCGAGGGAGATCGTTAAACGGATTGTTAAGCTTCGTAACGAGATGGAGGGCAGGGCATGAACTTGGACAAAGCAGTGGAGGTGCTGTGCAATCCACGAAAATACAGCGACCTACATGGTCTAGTTCTTGAGGCCAAAATTGTGGTTGGTGAGTCTCAGTTTTCGGAACTCGACCCGACTCACATCACTGAGAAGTGGCTGCGGGCGAATGGGTGGGTAAAGCATAAAACCGACGTTGGTGGTTGGTGGGCGAAAGATAGATGCAGAATTCTGCATTCAAAAACATGGAAGATTTGGTTTTTCTCTTGGGAAAGAACCCTTGACGGCAATTGGCCCATCACCACCCTCGGCGAACTCCGCACGCTGCTGCGGTTGGCGGGTGCGCGGGAGAAGGAGACCGACGCATGACGAAGCCACCCCCATCCTACTCGCCAGTATATGCGGCGGCGTTGTATCCAGAACTCGCGGTCGTGTTTCGCACTCACGGGTACGCCTTGGCCGTCCACGGAAGCCTACAGCGAGACTTTGACCTAGTGGCGATTCCCTGGGTTGAAAATCCATCGCAACCCGCCGACGTAATCAAGCAGGTCACAACCGATTGGGCAATCGTTCAACTTGGCGAACCGACCGCAAAGTTACACGGACGAACAGCCTATACGCTCTCGATTGGTCACGGGCAATGCTCTATCGACCTGTCGTTTATGCCGCTTGAGAATTGCCTGAAAGGTGGCAGTGAACGATCCAGAATCTGCCGTGATTTTACGCGTGGATTCGCCGATTCGGTTGGGCTGCGACCCCGCAGAATAAGCGAATCAGATCATTGGTTGGCCGGTTACGACGCCGGGTATCGCTGCCGAGTCGCAAAGAACGAGGCGTTGGACAAGTATCTCATATCAATTGGGCAGGAACCACAGGCGATCATTCGGCCTTGCGACGCACCGAACCAAGGAACCGACGCATGAGAAAAAAGACCAAGAAGCGAGTCGCATGGTTCGTGAAGTGGCTCGCCGGGAAAACAAAACGATTGAAGTGGGACAAGAGACCGCCAATTGGCTACAATTTCTCTGGCACTGCGAAAGAGTCGCGTGAAATCGTAGAAAGGCAATGGAACGGTCGAGTTACCCCGTCTTCTCCAGAAGACGATCAATAACCTCAAACCGCTGCGACCTATCAACCTCCAGGGCCTTCCGCTTCTTTGCCAACTCCGGATCGCCCTTGGTTGCCGGTGCCAAGACAAACTTGGTCCACATCTCCATCAGCGTCTTCTTGGAGTCTCGCCCGATGCACCAGAAGTTGTACGCGTTACCGCTCGGGCAATCCAAGAGCGTGAGCCCTTCCCTGCCGCAGTTATTCCAGGCCCAGTCAATGTCCGCGACCGGGTCTGATGATTTTGCCATCTCGGTTTGGATGGCCTTCTCCAGGGCGATCTTGTCCTTGACTTCCGTGGGCAGTTCCACGCCAACCTTGGGGATGTAGGGCAATGGGTTTGGCAGGTCCAGGGTGTTCGCGTGCCAAACGAACGCCTGCCACTGATTCATGGGAAGTTCGTAAAGCTTGTGCCCAACCAGTTCGCCGGCTGCACAGCGAGACTCCAGGAGTTCCTTGGCCGTCTTCTCCGACCAGAACTCAAACCACCCCAGTCGTTTTGCAGCTCGAATCCAAGCGGTGTTCTTTGGCTCCTTGGCCTTCTCGATGAGGGCTTTCTTCATCCGCATGAAGGACTGGAACTTGTTGATTCGCTTTAGGTAATCTCGGAATACATCCCCGGCCCCGTTCGGTTTCTCGCCGTTGTAGGGCGGGATCTGCAATAAGACTTGCTCGATGTACGTTGGTTGCTGACTCATGGTTCTAACCCCCAGTTCTTTAGCTTGTGCCGATAGTTGGCATGGTTTAACTTCTTCAGTCCGCGTTCCGTCATTCGGTCCCGCAGCAATCCTTTGATCTGCTCAGGGGACAGGATGGCTCTCAGGTTCTCACGGCCGGCAATGATCGACTCGTCGTCGTCACTTTTCTTTCCTTGCTTGGACTCCGTTGACAGGTCGTAGGACGCTGCGTCGACCAACTTCGACATCTTTGTTCGGATGATGTCTTTGACGTCGGCTGGGACGTTGCCTGGAAGCGACAGAGGATTTGGGAAGGATTCCGAGTTGGTTCGACCGATAGCGAAGTTGGACGCACCAACAACCAGCCTTTCCAGAACCGCCTTCTTTTGGTTGTCGGACTCTCCTCGCATCAGCTCTCGCAGCTCCCGTGAAATGTCGTCGGCGGCATCCAGTCGCCACTTCTCCTTCTTGAGTTCCTGGGTCGGTTCCTTGTTGAACTTGGCTGACTGAATCTTCTTGGAGACGAGGTCGAGCTGCTGCCGGGCGATGTCCGGGGAGTCGTAATAGTTCTGCGATCCGAGAACCTTTCCGGCGAATGGGATATCGCGAGTAGTAAACCCGCGTCCGCCGAGCATGCTTGCCGGGTCGCCGGTTTGCAGGACTTGCTGGGCGCCGCCGTACGCCCTCTGGAAAGGACGCTGCCAACGCGACCACGTTCCACCGGTCACAGTGTCGCCGATGTGATCCGCGGCGATTGGACTAACTCCGTAGTCAGTCACAGCCCCCATTCCTTTCCCGATCGCCATCCCCAAGGGAGTCGTCGAGTCTCGGTATCGGTCCTTTGGAAGCTTAGCGCCAACGCCGTCCCATTCGATTGGCTGGCCGTGACGGAATCCGATGAACTTGTTCCCCATCAGTTCGAATGGCAGGAACCAGGGGGAGTCCGGAGAAATCATTTCGTTCCACAGTGCGGTACCAACCAAGCCAGACCCGCGACGAGCTGCGTCTTGGTTTCCGGTCGCCATGAACACGCCAGCATTGAACAATGCTTCACCGGCATTCACCGCCAAGAGTGAACTGCGACCCTTGTTGATGCTGAGGATTGGTCCGCCGGAAACGCCCGGGATCCGGAACGTCATCCAGTTCAACCAGCCGGCCTCGTTGAAATACTCTTCTGGCCAGAGTGCATTTGCTAGGGCCGCGAACATCGCCCCTTGGAGCATGTTGACCGAAGTCCCGATCAGGAACCGCTGAGCCTGCTCCTTGTCGTGCTGCGACAACTCTCTGTCGCCACGCATGATCTTGATTACGCTCTCGCCCTGAATCGCCCTGTTGCGCCAGCTTTGAGCGAAGCCTGTGATCTGGGCCCCAAAGAACGGGATGATGGTTCCGATCTTCTGGGCGATGTCACCGCTCAGTTGGAAATCGGTTGTGATGTTCTTGCCCGCATTTCCGGCAGCCAGTCGAACAGCGTACGGTGGAAGCTCTCTTTGTCCCGTTCGCAGGTTGACAATCTCCCCTTGGCTGTCAACGTCGTACCCATGGTGTCGCATGGCGGCAAGGTATTCCGCAAACCGAATCCCGTCTTCTGCGTAGGCGGCAATCGCACCCACTTTTTCATTCAGGTGCCGAAGCGTGTTGTATGTTCTTTGGTGGAACGGCTTCTTGGGCTTCTGCTTTTCGTAATCCGCCTTCTGCTGCGGAGTCATCTTGGCCACAGCGTTCGCCTCCATGACGCCGCTGTAATGGTCAACTGAAAGCTCTGTGTCGGTGATCGACCCGACCTGCTTCGATACGCGCCCAACGTCTTCGCGGAACAGATCCACAAGCTTGTTTCTCTTCCCATTGAAGTCGTTGCCGATAATGGCTGCATCGGCGGCGAATGAATTCAGGTGAACAGCCAACGGGCTCTGGTATTTCGTACGCTCGATCGCGGCGCCAGGGTCGTGGAAGAATCGGTTGTGCATCAAAAACTGACCGCTGAAGGTTGTGATGCCTCCCTGAATCAGGCTCGTGATCGACTTGAAGAACTTGAAGAAAGCCCCCATCTGCTGAGGACTCAGCGACTCCAGGTACTCAAACAGGTGCGGATCGTAGAACTTGTATGCCACCAGCCGGGGCTTGTCCAGCTTTTTGATCTCGCCAGTCTTTGGGTTGAAGAACTCGGTTTCGACATGGACGTACAGACCGTTCCTTGGATCCGGCTTCCGGTTCTGGAGATAGATCATTAGGACCTCGTCTTGTGCACGAGGGTCGTTGGCAAGGTCGTCGATGGTCTGCTCGCTTGCGCCAAGCTTCTGTGCGATCGAGCGAAGTTGGTCGAAGTTATCCTTCAAGCGAGTCTTGATTACCTGAACCAACGCCTTGCCTTCGATTCGCTCGAAGTACCTTCCCATTCCGTGGGCACCGCCGCGGTTAGGGTCGATTGTTTTGGCGAGATTGTCCACCATCTTCCAGTTCATCACTTGGCTGTTTGTCGCCAGTGTTCGCTCCATCATTGTCTGCAGGACATGCTGCACGGGTGCGTCAGACCCCTTCTCGGTCCGCTTGAACATGCCTGACGACGCGGTGTCGGCCATGCCTCGGCGACTCCCCTTGAACGCCCCCTTGGAATCCAGGATGCGAACCAGGGGCATGTAGAACGACCATCCGCTTGTCATGTCCTGGAGGTTTTCCTGCGTCATTATCCCGACGTCGATCTTCTTGCGAATCAAATCGTTGTCGTACTCCCGCAGTCGGCGAAAGAACTCTGCGAACTCACGGACCTTGGCAGGGTCTTTACTGGCTTCGTTCAGGACAGCGAGGGCATCCTCGACATCCATGCCAGTGTCGTACTCAGGGGATTTTGCCTCAGCCTCCACGGTCATCATGGCGCGACCCCAGACCAGGGCCTCGGACTGCTTGTTCGTGTCCCACGCCAGCGACTTCAGGTATTTTCCGATGCCCGGCCCGATAACCTTGCCGTAGTTCTCGTCAGAGAGAAGCGTCACGCCTTCGCTGAAGTCTTTGTCGGAAATGATCTGCGACTTCCCGAGACCGAACTGAATCACGTCGGTGAGCCACGCCGAACCAGGGGCCAGCTTTAATCCCTTGGCAACAGCCTCGGATGTGATCTTGCGGGCAATGTGGAGTCGATCTCCAATCCGCGACCAAATCATATCCAGCCACGAGATTGCACGCTCCGGATTGTCTGGGAGGATTCCATCGGCGGCAACTTCATCACGCCCCTGCTGGCGAGTCTTGATCTCTACGGCGCCGCGTTCGAGAGGGCTCATCCCCCGGTACCCGCGAATCAGTTCTGTTGCCTTGTCGATTCTGCGAGACATGTCCGGGTTCTTTGCCAGCCAGTCGCCGTACATCTTGGTGATGTTCCTGGCGCCCGCGACCGACTGATTGGGATCCGAATTCGCCATGGTGATCCGCATGAACTCAGCGAACCCTTCCTCCAGCATTCCGTCCTTGGCGGGAAGGTTCCCGTATTTGACCCGGTAGTCCAGGTTTCTAAGTTCAACGCGGACGGCCCGTTTCTCGGCTGTATCGACACCGAACTCCCTGGCAGAGAGAACCGCGGCGTGTGCCCACTGGCGAGCCTTTAACGCGTCACGCAACTCCTGGGATGCCCCAAGTGCTTCCGCACGAGCGAGGTAACTCTTCATGTTCTGAGGACTTCGCTGTGCCTTGGAGATGATATCCTCGATCTGCAACCCTTCACTGTGACTGATCGAGTTGAGGACGTCCGTCTTGTTGTCGATATGGTGAGCGACTTCGTGGGCCACGACCGCTGGATTCCCGAATGCCGTCTGCAGCAGGCGAACCACTTCCGGACGAACGAAGTAACGGCCGAGGGCCTTGCCGGTTTTGCCGACCCGCATCGGAATGTCGAAGAGGTTGTCGATCGCCTTTATGATCGAACCCCAGGAATGCTTTGGTCCGGACGTCGGCGCAGGACTTGTGTTGAACTGCGGGCGGAACGCGCGGTCCGCCTGGAGTGCAAGGCTCTCCATGTTCTTGCGAGCGGTGGCGTGCCCCATCAGGTTGCGAATTCCCTTGGCCGCGCGTTTGACCTTGGCCGCCTTGTCGAGCGATGCCTTAGTTGGACCGCCAAGGAGCTTCTCGAATACGGCTTCGATCTCAGGCGTGAGCTTTTGCTTGAGCGGTGAGTCGACAATGCCCTTGTAGATACCAAGCAGCCAATTACGCATGGAAGCAAACACTTCCATGAGCTTCTTCCCAAACCGGCCCTTCGCTTTGGGCTTGTAAAGGAACGACTCCCATGCCCGCGAAAACTTCTCCTCCTGGTCTCTGGTCCAGTTGGAATCCTTGGCACTGACGAAGTCATTCGCGACCTGTTGATCTTCAGGCTTCAGGTGCCGCCGCATGATGTGGGCAAGTTCATGGGGAATCGTCGAGGCGTTGGCGGTCTCGAAGACGTGCAGCAGGGCTTTGCCGTCCTCGGTGAATGAGACGGCAGCGTTGATCGCGTCGCGGTGTTTCTGAATGAGCGATTCATCGTTGACCGGGGAATCTGTCACCGTGACATTCGCCGCCACCCAGTCATCCGGATTGACTCCGATGTACCCCGTTAGCCACGACTGCATCAGCTTGGATGCCGCCTCAATCTTGGCTTGACTGAGACCTGGAGCTCGTTTCAGGATGTCCGAAAAGAACTTGTCAAACGCCCCACGGTTGGGCTCTGGCTTGGGTGCCGGCGGTGCTTTGGATTTGCGTGGGGTTGCCTTTTGGTCGTACTCGCTTCGCAGTGACTCAACTGCCCCCTCGACGGCAATTCGAACTGCCTCGGGGGAAGTTCCCGCCTGTTCTGCAAGTTCATCGAACGTGGCGTCTGTGGTCAGGATCGCCTTCACCCATTCCGCGGTCTGCGGATCAAGCTTGTCGACGGTATCAACGACGTATTCAGCAACGTCGTTGATGTCAGCCTTGTCGTCGTTTTCACCGAGGGATTTCGTAGGGGCATTTGCGTCCTGTCTCTTCTGGGCGGTCTTCTCTTTCTGATGGTCAATCGCCACCGAGGAGACGATGTTTCCAAACCACGTATTGAACTGGCCCTTCTCTGGGTCAAACGAATCGGCGTTTTGAGCGGCCTTGATGGTCGCCTTTTGCATGACGTCTTCCCATTCGTCCTGGGGAACGCCAGTCTTCTTTGCAATCCCGTTCGCCAATCGGGTTGACTTGTACGCCTTCACCGCGATCTCGTCGGCCGTTAGCCGCGGCGTGGCGACGGTTTCGGCCTGCGGATCGGGAACCACTTCTTGAGCAGGTTGGTCTGCTTGAGTGCTGTTTTCATTGAGCGGTCCTACGGTTACGGATTTCGCCCCCTGGAGAATCACCTTTGCGGGTTGTTGTGCTACCTGTGAAGCATCTTCAACGGGATCGACGGCTCCCGCCGGCGAAGGCTTTGCTTCAACGCCGGCGGGTGTTGCTGTCGCATTGGGTTGTGATTGCTGTTCAGCAACCGCCTGGGAATCACCCGGACCTAGCAGCCCTTGCCGCCCTTGCCCGACTTCTTCCCCGATTTCTTGGCCATGTTGAACATTCCTTTCATCGGTAGCTACAACGGTTTCTCCAGCCGGGGAAACGTCCTCGGCTGGCTGTTGTTCGGTTTGTGATTCGTTAACAACCTGAGTCTGGTCGGGATGGATCTTCATCCCCTTGGTCAAGCTTGTGTCGATCTCCATATTCGGAAGAACCCATTGACTGGGTCTATCCGGCATACCATTGTCGTCCCACGGAAGAGAGTCGGTTGGAACGTCAACGTAGTAAAGTTGCCCGCCATTCTTTCTGGCATATCCCTCGGCGTAAGGTTTGTGGACGCTGACCCATGCCTTGCGAGCTGTCGGGTCGTTGTTGCCGCCGTGATAGAGACGGGTCATGCCAGGGGGTGGGCTGTCGCTGAATTCGACTGAACTATTCGGAATCTCCGAAGGGTTGGTTTCTTCCGACTGTGAACCTTCCGGAGTTTCCGGAATGCTGGAGCTTGACTGACCGCCAAGGATCGAGTTCAGCAATGCCGCCGCGCTGGACCGGGACCGATTGCCAAAGATGTACCCATTCACGGCATCCTTGGTTTGCGGGTCAATGTCAGGACTGTCGATAATGTCCGCGATATCATCGTGCAGCTTCTCGCGACTGGCTTGATTCTGATCCCCCTCGGAATACCGTCGAAGTGCGTCCTCGACAACGCTCCGTGGGTTGGCAGGCTCTGGCTGTGCCTGCGGTTTCGATTCTGGGGCAGCCACGGGCTCAGGGCTCGACTCTGGCGTTTCAGCCGGTTCGTTTGCCGCGGGCTGGGCCTGGGAACGTCCTGGAGCCTGTGGAGCGATGATCGGCGGGGCTTCGCCTGGATTGGTTCTCAGGTTTCGTCCGGTCGCTGCCCCGAGAGCATCAGGGGCGGCTGCGAAACCGCCAGCAACCGCTGTTTGGGCGACCGTGTCCAGGAAGACATTACCGATCTCCTCCAGCGTGAACGTCTGATTAGGGTCCACCTTCGCAATCTTGTTGAACGCCGCCTGTGCGAAAGCAATCGAAGCCTCCTCGGGAAGTTCCTGCCCGAACGTGCTGGCCAAATATTTCATCAGGGCAGAACGAACCGTGGGACTGGAAGTGATTTGGCCGGCGAGCATGCCTTCAACGCCAGACCCGAGGCCAAGCTTTTCGCCGATCTTGTTGAACGCCAGAGTTCCGCCCGCTTCAATACCGCCCTGAACGGCAGCAATCCCAGCGGCGGCGAGTGGTGAATGACCAGCGTCTTTGGCCTCCGTGTA